CTTTAGAAATCTACACTATTAAATAGTAGCATTTAAAGCATCAAGTTCTGATTCTAATTCATTATGAATATCTTGTATTCTTTGTCTACCTTCTCTAATTACAGTTTGTATTATTTTTAAATCTGTACCACTAAATGCTTTCTTTGCATCATTTAAAGGTAGTCCACTTATCTCAGTTACTAATTGTCCTTTAGTATCGAAGAGAATACGAAACGATAATATGTTCGCTTCCTTTGCTTTCATATTTATATCTCCGTAAAGCTAATCTTTTCTTGTTTACCTCTAAGTCCTGCTTTCATATATGCAGTTGCTCTACCTTCAAAGAAGTTCTGATGTTCAACACCAAGTACTTCATCTAACCAAGGTAAAGGATTCTCTCGTTGATCAAAGTTAGTTTTTAATCCTAACTGTAACAATCTTCTATCAGCTATATAACGATTGTATGCATACATATCTTTCTTTGTAAGCCCTTGCATATCTCCCATTTCAAATACGAGGTCGAGGAACTTATCCTCTAACTCAACCATTTCTCTACATATATCATAGAGTTCCTTCTTGAATTTATCTGTCCATATATCCAAGTTCTCTTTTATAAATTCTCTAAACAGTTGTGTCATAGCTTCAACGTGAAGTGACTCATCACGTATAGAGTATGTAACAATCTGACCCATGCCTTTCATCTTTCCAAATCTAGGAAAGTTTAATAAGATTGCAAAGCTACTAAATAATTGTAACCCTTCTGTAAAAGCTGAATAGACTGCTAAAGTTTTAGCTATTGCTTTCTTATTTTTTAATGTAGGTTTAAAACTATTTACGTAATCATGTTTATTAGACATCTCCTCATACTCAGCAAAGGCTTTATATTCTATCTCAGGCATACCTACTGTATCTAATAATAAACTATATGCGTGTTGATGTATGGATTCCATATTGGCAAAGGCTGTCATCATCATTCTAGCTTCAGGTTTCTTGAATATTCTCATATACTTATCTATATAACCTGAACCCACATCTACATCTGATTGAGTAAACAATCTAAATATCTGTGTTAATAAATTCTTTTCTTCATTACTAAGTTCCTGCCAGTCCTTTACATCTGTGTGTAATGGTACTGATTCAGGAAGCCAATGCATTTGGTTTTGTTCTACATACTTATCAAACATCCAAGGATGATCAAAAGGTTTATAATAATCTCTATTACTTAGTAGACTCATTTTCTTGCTCCTTCAATTCTTCATACTTATCTAGTAACCACAACCAATAGAGTTGTGTGTATTCTTTTTCTTCTAAATGTTTACTCTGTCTAGTATTGTTTTCATCACAATAATCTAACCACATCCTTCTACAAAACTGTTTAAAAGATGTATTTGCCATTAGAAATGATCTCTTAAAGCTTTTAACTTTTCTTCAGCACTTGTTAAGTTATCTAGTAACTTATCCATGTCATCTATTATATGTGGATGTTCTCCCACACCTACACTAACTTCAAAGTAATTATCTAATTCAGCTTTAGCTATAGCTATATCAGCTTCATACTTTTTATGTAGTGCATCAAATTTAGTTTCTCTTCTTGTATCTTGACTCATAATTATCCTTCACAACTTAGACATTCTATGTCTTCTAATTTAACTCTTGGAATCTTTACATTAACATTCTCTGCATTACGAGCAGCATTTGATCTAAAGTAATATAAAGACTTTAACTTATTAACACCATACCAATGAACATCATTTACATACTGTAAGTATTCATCATGTACTTCTTGAGACTCGGTAGCTTTTGGCATATTAAAGAAAAGGTTTACACTTTGACTTTGACATACGTATTGTTGTCTCATGTGTGCGTGTTCTACTAAATAGATTTGATTAATCTCAGGTGCTGTTTTAAATATTTCTTTTTCTTCTTCTGTTAAAATATCTAAATGCTGAACAGAACCATCTGACCCTGCTATATCTTTCCATATCTTTTCTCTTTCCTGTACATTAATTCCTTTCTTCTTTAGTAGCTTTTCTAGAAATCTATTTCTGACTTGGTAGCTCCCGGATAAAGTTTTGTGCGTATATACGTTAGCACGATATGGCTCAATACTAGGGGAAGTACCACCACATATAATACTACTACTGGCATTAGGAGCAATAGCCAAAAGGTGAGCGTTACGATGCCCACTACCATGTATATCAGGAGCTTCGCCACGTTCATCAGCAAGTCTTTTTGTAGCTTCCAAAGCTTTGTTCTTGATCTCTGAAAAGATAATGTTGTTATTACTCGTTGCGAAGAGCCCATTAAAAGGTAGTGCTTTGCTTTGGAGAAAAGCATGAAAGCCCATCGCTCCAAGACCCACCGACCTCTCTCTATATGCAGAATAAGCTGCTTTAACCATTCCTTCTTTTTCTTCTTTAACATAATTTTTAAACCTCTTAAAGTTTGCATTGTATCCACCTAATCCTGAAGTATCTACAATCGCTTCGATAAAATGTTCTAACACATTATCAAGCATAGTTATTAAATCATCTATAAACTTATCGTCCTTCTTCCATTTATCAAAGTATTCTAAGTTTACACTA